AGAAATGGAGACTTCAGAGTCAGGGCCAATTGCTGCTGGGATGAGGACTTTTATTTCACCAGTAGTAGAGTCGGCCTTTGTCACCTTGGCGCGGTACAAGTTAGTAAGCGCCATTGAGTCCTGTTTGATTGAGTACATGTCAGGCATAGATACTCACCATATCCTTTTCTGATACCCAAGATCCTTGGATGAGCGCAGGCTTCGGAGGGTCAACATACTCAGAAACGTGCAAAGGAGTAGCGTTGATACCGTCCAAGGAGTCCTTGGCAATCTTCAAATGGGTCACCATATTGGAATGGAGGATTTCGTGGGTCACGCTGCGAACGTACCAGTACCCATCGAACTTAGCGTTGTACTCTCTGATGCCCACAATTCCACCAGGGGAGATGCTGGGGTCTGCGACAACTGTGAGGTCAGCAGTCATTGGGAACTTACGGCGCATCGCGCCAGTCACAAGGCGGTCGGACATTTCGTACGAGTCACTGAACGCATTCAAGTCGTTATAGAACACACGATTAACGGGAGAACCCATCCCTGAAAACTCAGTGGTCAACTCGTTTGATACCGAAATGACATCACCTGTTTTGGTCAGAGTATGAATGGTATCAACTGACCTAGAACCTTCCGTAGTCACATTGCCGATACGCCCCGAGAACTTTACGATCTGTCCTGGGATAGGCATAGCGTTGCCCTTTGTGCCCCTGATGGTGTACAGAGTGCTGTAAGAAATCTTACGCTCAAGTGATTTGTAGGCATCCCAAATATGCAGATGAGTTCCACGTACACTTACCGCGTACCCAAGTCTCAAGGCAGCATTGACCAAAAAAGCCCAATCGGATTGAGCAGACTGCACCAACCGTGGGAACCTGTATGAATCATCTGGGCATGAAACAGAGAACTGATACTTGTTAGCGAGGGTGGTTGCAATTTCAGACAGGGTCACGTTCTCCCATACACGTGACCTCAAGCCCTTCATCCTGTAACTAGCCCCTAAACAGAAAGCCCTCATCACTTGGAAAGGGCTACCGTCAACAGTGCCTTCCGAGGCCACTGCCACAGGTTCAACAAAGATGATGTACCCGTAGAACTGCGCTGAATCACGGTCAGGAAGGTCCACAGAGAACTTGATAGGCGCATCCAAATACAGGTCAATGGTGGTGGGGTCTATTCCCGTAAACTCCAACACCGCAAGATCGTGCATGTTTTCATTTAACTCCAACGTAATCTTTTGAAGTTGCATGTAATCAACGGGAGTACCGTCGATTGAAATGTCAACCGTAGGAGATAACTGGGACGTGCTTTTGAAAATCATGACAACGGAATGCGGATAACCGTTCCAGATGGGATGAAGTCAATGGAGGAGACGTGCTTGTTGATGTCAGCAATCTTCCAGTACATGTTGGGGTTGTTTAAGTGCTCAGAAGCCAAGCGTTCAAACGTGTCACCACTACGGGCAATAATCGTAAAGAAGTTTGCGGTGCTGTAGGTAGAAGGTACGGCAATAGTCTTAGTGTCCTCGTTGCGAGTTTCTACCTTTGCAGAGTACCTAGATCCTTTGATAATCATTAGTTCCTCAATGATGGGTTAGACGCATTTGACTGAATCATAAAAGCAGTGTCACCTTTGTACCACTTTTCGTAATCAACTGCTCCACTGTTGTCAGCATTAAAATAGAAGTAGTCTTCAAGTGTGCTGGTCGCACTTCTTTGTTCCCCAACAGACTGGGATGTGTAAGTGATGTAAGTGGTGTGGGTGATTTTGACTTGAATTATAGAGTCGCTTGGGATACTTGCAAATTTAGGTTTTGCTTCAAATGAAGCCCTGTTTTGACGAGGATCGGTAGCGTCATTTGTTTGAACTGCATTAGTAGCAACTTCTTCTGTACTAATGTCTCCACCGTTCTTTTTAAGATACTTCAGAGTATCTTCCATTAAAAGTTTTCCATATTTACCGTTGTACACAGGTGACGCAACGTTATTAATAAACTCTGGAAACGTGCTGGAATACACATAAAATTCTATTTTGCTTGTAAAATCCCAAGTGATATTTCCATTTTTCACAGCGTCTGACAACGCAGAAGATGTATAACTATCAACATTTAGAACGCCACTCAATGTGTAATCGTTGTTGTCTGAGTCTGTTTCAAAGTCTGTTTTAAAACTTAGTCCTGCGTTGTTAGTGGCGGTAGGGAAAGTAGACATTGAATACTTAAAGACAGGAGCGGTGTTTGCCAGTACCTGTGCTTTGCGAGCCAACTGTGAGTCTTCCTTAATAACTTCCTGAGAGTCAGAAACACCTTGAGCAATTGCTTCGGATACGAAAGACTTTTCACGCGCAAATCCAAAGTACAAAGCACGGACATACAAAGTGACTTTGCACATTGTAGGAATGTAGTTTTTAGTGAACTTGATGAACTGTACGCTGGAACTCTCTACGTAGCCCTCAACCATAAACAAAGATGAAAAGACGATACGGATTGGGAGCGGAGCAAGGAACGCAGAGTTACCAAGGTTGTTTTTAACGTTAGTATCCCAATTTTTGAAATCAACGCTGCTCTGTGTCGATTGATTTCCTGTATCAGCAGTTTCAGTATCTACTGCTTTGGTTGCGTTTGATGACCTGATAGCAGTGTCCACGTATGACCAGTAGTCCTTTAGGAACGATGTCATATCACTGCTGATTGACTGACCAATGATGGTGTCTAGCACGTAAAGGTCAGCGAGAACCCCGTACTCAGTTACATAGGATTGTTTGTAGTTATCAATAGTTGCATCAAAGTAATTCTTAGTTTGGTCTCCATTGGAGTCAATATAACTACGGGAAACTACTTCCGCTTGGCGATCAAACAGCAGTTCAAAAGAAAACTCCGCCTGTCCAGGCACTGGTTGTAAAAGGTTGACAGATGGCTGGAGCAAGGGGTTAGTAACGTTCGTGCTCATTGAAACATTGCGCTCAATGGTTGCTGGGTTGAACTGGAAGAACAACCTACGCTGTTTCATCTTGGCAGAAGATTGGTTACTGACTTTGTTAATTACAGAAGGATAAATACCTCTAATAAACCCTCGCTGCATCCTGGTGTCTTTGCCAGGACCAAAGACATTGGGTGTATTTTTACCAGGCCATAGAAACTCTGGGTTGTCGTCAGGCTTACGGTTTAATGATGACCCAGCACCTTCATACGAAGAGAACTTGTAGAACTGGTCAGATGAATAGCCCATTATGAAGTCCTCATCATTGTCATGCGAATCTCACGTTCCATTAGGTTGACAACATCCTTTGCCACTTTTTGAACATCCACTCCACCGCCTGCCCCAGCATTAATCGTAATTGACGGGGAAACAGTAATGTTGTACGTAGCGCCTCCAACATTGGTGACACCCCCGCCACGTGAACTGTTTGCCATGACAGGGTCACCTGTAATCTTGGCTTCTTTAATGTAGGACGCGGCGTTCTTAAGAGCAGACGCAGATACAGAGTTCTTACCACCCCACGGTGCCCATCCAGCACCAGGCATGTTTCCTTCTCCAGAGGTCTTACCAGACCACAGTTCATAGGCCACACGAGCGTTAGTAGCGGGGTCAAACAACTGAGGGTATGACGACAGATTGAATCGTTTGGCACGAGCCTTACCCATGTTAGGGGTACTGCCGTTATCTTTCATATTGATCTGCATCAATCCATAGGAGTTGTCAGCCCCAGTGGTGTTGTGGGCACGAGGATTAAAGTTCGATTCGCGCCAAGCAATAGCCACAGCAGTCTTCAAGTCAGCGCCACGGAATCCCGCGTTGTAAAGAAGTTTTGCTACTTCAGCGCCAGACAGACCCTTGCCTGAAGGGGGTGTGCCCGTAGAAGTTCCAGATGAACTTGATACCGCCATAGCGCTGACGGACCCAGGGCTTGATGACACTCCTGAGTATTTGTCAATCCCCATGGACACAATGCTTGACATATCCATTCCTGAATATGCAAATGATCCTGCTGCTGGGGTGTACCCTCCACCTGTTTCGGTGCCGAAGTAGGAAGCGGCAGGAGTTCCACCAATGATTGCGGAGGAGTCAAACTTGTCGCCTTTGGTTCCCCAAGGAGAGCCTTTGCGCTCGTACTCTGAGCGACCTGCTGGGATGTCGTTTGGCTGTACGTGCCACGGCTCATTGTTTACATCAGCAAAGTTACGCAAGCCGAACTTACTGGCGTTTGCTGTAATCCAGTCAAATTCTTCAACAGGGGCAAGGTCCACCGCAAGCCCAATTTCGTGCATCGACAATCCAGGGGGCGCTGCTGGTGCGCCCTTGACATGCTCCCAGTATGTACCGTTCCAGAATGTGTCAGTCTTTTTGTCAGTTGGCCTGTAACGCTTGAGGAACTCACTCTTCTGAGTAGCCGAGGAACGAAGACCTTCATTAACATACAACTTGGGGTTTGCATAAAGCATCTTCTTGAGACGCTCGGCAAACCTTGGGTTCAATTGGCTAAGAGCCGCTTGGCTCTTTTTGACGTTGTCAGGAACAGGACCACCTTCAGCAGGGCCACCCGATTGGTTAGACGGCCCTCGGTCCTTGCCATCCATTTTGACGGGGTCTCCCGTCGCTAGTGCTGCTCCACCAATCGCCACTCCCACATTACCTGTAGCAATGCCGCCAATAATCATTCCTGCGCCAACTACTTTTTTACCAATATTAAATGCGTTACCTAAGAAACTACGTCCAGGCTTGGTTTTGATCGCTGCGCCGTAAATACTTGCAAGAGCATTATCAATGCTTTGATTTAACCGTTCAATAGTCTGGGTCAACCGTTCCATGGCAGCAAAGTTGTCCGCCTGGCGGTTGTAAAAGTTTTCTTCACGCTTTGTGCGAGTGCGTTCGCTTTCCTCAAACTGAGTGGCGTACTGGTTCTTGCCCACACCCATGAACTCGCGCTGCTCTTTGTTGCTTGGGTCGTAGAACCCCTTGCCACCCTTCTTTTGGTAAGAGATATTTTGCTGGGCGTATTGCAACAAAAGATCAATTTGGTCAGCAGGAAGCCCTGACATTTCAAGACGGGCACGGGTCATTGACCCTTGTTGAAATGCCCCTTGGACAGCCTTTTCGTTGGTAAGCCCAGTGCGCCGAATGATGTCTTGGAACACCTGCTGCTGTGTACGTTGTTGCCCACCGATACCGTACATGCCCGTACCCAACATCATGAACATCGTGTTGGTGGATTGCGGAGTCGCCAACGAGCGCGTCATTCCTGCAAGGTCTGACGTTGAGTATTGGAAGCCAGAAGCGGCTCGCATTGCCTCTATTGAGCGAGCCTGAAGGTTGGCGTTAAGTCCAGTCTGTGCCTGAAGCCCAAGTAGTTCATTGACCCCCGTGGGGCCGAGCATGTAGTTAGTTAATGGCTTACGAAAACCGCTATAGACTTGACCACGCGACATGCCGTACATCTGCTGGTACAACATGCTCATTCGGTCGGCCTGTAGGCTGTAGGCGGCTCCCCGATCAATACGAGAATCCATTGCTTTCAATGGGGCACCTAAGCCACTTAGGATTCCCTGAAGGGCCTCCCCGTAACTCATCCCAGTTCCGCGAACACCTCCCCCAACTCCCCCGTAA